CGGCAGGGCAGTTTCCTGCAGTCAGTCAACCGGCCAGCACACATGCCGAAGATTCCTCATCGTCGAAAGCTCGACGCTGTACCAGAAATACCGATAGCGTCAAGAAATGTGCTGGAGTTGATTGCAGAATCGGCTCGTCCTCGACTAACATTTCCTGTCGTGGCTGGGCCTGCCCCTCCTGCGGACGACACCTCGTCTACTTCACCACCGTCGAGGACGCCACACAAGGGAGACCGCCCCACGCACCCGCCGTCTGGACATGCCACAGCTGTTCGCAAGACGGTGGCGGCTGGGGAAATGTACCCTTCGGTGGACTTATCGAAGACATTGCCTCCTTCTATCACGCCAACAACTGCGCGTTGTACGAGTATCGCTACAAAGAGCGATATACAGGCCCCGTCTTTGACCCCGAACGTGCTTCCAAAATCTACAACGCCCCAAGCTTCGCTAGCGCCGTCGCCGAAGGGTTCTCCCCCGGTGACCAACAAAGAAACGTACTTGCCTGGTACGATTGGGCCTGCAACCAGCAGGGCCCCAAACTCAGCTGAGACTCTTCAGCTGAGAGCGGAAGTTTATAGCCCCAAAGAACTTACCGCTTACTTGCGACGCCGATTTGCCTTCGTGCGTCGTGACGTCGACCTATTGTTGCTTGCGGCCTCTACTTGCCGCAATTACCAACAGTCTCGCAAGAACGATAAGTACAGTGAGGCGGACATGTACAACCACATGATGAATGCTATCACTGCGCTTTTCCGCGCTTCTACCGAAGAGCGGTGCGTTATTGAGTCACTCGCTGGCACGGCCGCACAGGCCGACATCAATACGTTGACGCAGCTTGCGTCCGGTGATCTCGGACGACATAAGAGAGGCTTCAGATTCCTCGGCAAGAAGATCCTAATACCGTTCACTAGCCGAAGCGTCTCGTTGCCCAAGCCAAAAGGCAAATAGGGGCTTGCAGCATTGACATGCATTTGTTCTCAACATACTCAGCAGACTGTTAATGAGAATGAATGCAATGTCATGAACCTGCAAATCGTCAGTGATGACGATGGTCGAAAGGATGCATGCCGACAGCGTGTGGTTACCACCTATTTGCATCCCTTCACCACATCTGAACTCGGGAGAGAACCACACAACGTATCGCACCAGAACTGCCGTCACTCAGTGATTGACGCAATGAAGAGGAGACACTACAAACTCGATTTACCCTATCCAAGTACTCGAGGTTTAACAGAGCTCAACAAAGCTCTTACGTGGCTCAAGAAATTGTGTCGACAGCAAGGTATCTATCCTGGATCTATCGTAAGATGGTCACCTGAGCAAGTGGTCGCAACGCGGGCACCTGCTAAGAAAGCCACCTATGCTCGGGCTTTTCGGAGCCTTGAGCAAGATGAGATCAGCACAAAGGATGCCTTTGTAAAGGCTTTTATCAAACATGAAAAAGGCCCTCAGCTAGTCACTGAATTCGACGGAGAGGCGCATAAACCCAGCCGGTTGATACAACATCGAGATGAGCGCTTTTGTGCTCAGTTGGCAACGTTTTTGGCCCCCCTGGAACACGAGTTGTACAAGTTGGAGTACCACGGCACTCGCATCTATGGCAAATCCCTAAATCAGTATCAAACTGCCGATGAGATTGTCAAAGCTGACGATACCGCCAGTCGCTATTTTATGCTCGACCACTCCGCTTTCGATTCGCATATTTCAGGTGAGCTTTTGAACCTTGAACACCAGCTATATCTTTGGGTCTTCCAAAATGACCCGGAGCTCAAGCAAATGCTCGACCTGCAAACTAACAACCGTGTGTACCTGACAGGCGGTTTCCGATTCGATACTATCGATTTGGATGCCGCCATACGCAAATGGGTTATTTTCACCAAGGACGATTCTTACACGTTTAAGAAAGACACACCAGAACGTCTTACATACCTAATACGTGAGTATATCGAAGATGGTGATACGCCTCGGAAATGGCCGGGTCGCATGTCAGGCGACTTCAACACCGGCCTTGGCAACTCCATCATAAACAGTTTGGTGCTGTACGCGTTTGGCGCAAGAAACTTACTTAACAACAACCCATGCTTCCGTTTCTGCGTCAACGGTGACGATTGTTGGGGGACAATCCCCCTCGATTTCACCATGCCGAGCTATGAGCAATTTCGCGAGTGGGGAATGACAACGAAGCTGGAAGGTGAAGCTTTGTCGCCAGAAGGCGTGCAATATTGTCAAGCACGTCCGGTCCTCACATCTCATGGCTGGATGATGGTTCGGGATTTTCGCAGAGTCTTGAATCGTCTTCCCTATACTATTCGACGGTATAGCGGTAAAGCATGGGACGCTTATGCGCGAGGTGTTGC